TTCCTTGCACAGCTTCTTCATAGCTATTAATGTTTGTAGCTTTACGTCCTTCTGGTGAACGACATACCCAGGCTGGTATATCTAATATCATACCATAGTCCATGTAAGTGTCCATCCATTTAAGCACCTGCTCACGTTTCTTTTTAGCTTTAGGACAGTTAGGATTTTTCCAATCACCTTCCCATACACCTTTACCAATCTGAAAGCCACCACTATCGCCTAATACCCAAGCACCTGGCTCTCTCTTTCTAACCATATCTTCTTTGGGTGCATCTACAGTAACATCTAAGTTAGCATGTCCTGCAGAGTATAGCGACCATTTATAAGTAAACACACCTTCCTGACTGTTTAACCAGTTTAAATGTTCCATATCTGGTAAGTTCTTAGGCATACGTAGAGGATCAACATAGTCGTTAGCTACTCTTTGTTTACCTATAAATGTTGCATAAAAAGAACTTAATGCTGGTAAAAATACTGCATAGTCATTCTGTTTTGCTGTTAAGTCGTCGTGTTCTACTCTCTTTGCCATTTATTTGCTCTGTGCTGGTAATATATAATTGTAAACTGCAATACCTGAATCAACAGTAATTTCTGCCGCACCATCATCACTCATTTTAATAGTTTTATCACCTGTTAGATCTAAGATACTAATAAACTGTTTTACTGGCCATGCCCAAGCTCTTGCAAGTCCTGTTCCGCCTACTGAAGGTTGAAATACAAAGTTACCTGCGTGTGTTGAATGATCACCAAAGTATAACATTAAATCACCGTTCTCTGTTTTAGCAGTCATAACAGTTTCTTCACCGTTTGCTTGTGCTTGAAACTTTAATCTCTGTATGCCAGCAATAGTAGGTTCAAAATCTACATTCCAATTAGCACCTTTAAACTTAACTGTTTTAAGTTTCTCAGCAATAATCTCACTAGTCATAAATCTATAGTCATTTTTAAAGTCGCCTGCGGCATTTTCAAAGTGTAAGCCTGTTGGAATCTGTTCACCGTTTCTATCTTGACGTTGTACACTAATCTGTGCATTTTCTTTATACTCTGGAATACCTAATAGTATTTTAAGCTTTGATAAGTTAGGCATACCAAATGTACCTACAAACTCTGATACTGGCTGTTTAAATTTTGCAGATACAACTACTGAACGGTCCTCTGCTAATCCGTCGATAGTAGTTTCACTGTCTGTGCCTGTTACCTTGACTAATTCAATAAAGCCAAGATCAAACGTGTGCTCTACTAAATCTAATAAGTGATCTCTCATTGTTTTCCCTCGTGATTAATATTAATATTTTTATTATACATGATATTTAGATCGATAACAACTCTATCTAAAATTATTTTACCAAACTGAATCATTTTCTTTTTGGTTGTGCTAATGTCTGTGATCCTTTGATTCTTTCTATTTGTCCAGGTTTCTCAACTTCAAACCAAGCCATTCCATATGTTTCTCTAAACTGTTTTATTATTGTATATCCAATATTTTCTAAGTGATGCTTTACTAGTCTACCAGGAGTGTAATATTTAAATTTACGCTCTACTAAAGTAATATTGTGAGGTAAATCACAGTCATTGAAAGTGAAAATCATTTTACCTCCAGGTTTCAGTAAATTAAATGTTTCACGTAACATGCGTTGTGTCATATTCATTGACAAGTTATCAAAGAAGTTATAAGCAACAATAACACCAAGTTGTTCTTGTGGTAGCTGTCCAAATATTAAATTACTTTCTTTAAACTCAGGCATAACATAAGATCTTAATCTAGAAGTATACCTAGGTCCAAATTTATTAATAGCTATGTTGTTTAATTCTTGTGAAAAATCTATTAGATATAAAGGATCTGCACTTACCATTGCTTCAGTTAAGTCGCCATGACTAGGACATATTTGTAGTCCAGGTTGATCCCAGAATGTGTAACGTTTAATTCTTGACAAGAGATACTCTCTTGTATCCTCTGATATTTCAAGTTTTCTATTAATTTTAGTGTCAATATCTTCTGTGTGAAACCATTCATTGAATCTAGCTTCACTATCAAGTAGATATTCTTTTTCTTGTTCGTGTATGCGTTGAGTAAGCGAATGATCATAGTCTAAATGATCACTTTTAAATTTATCTAACGAACGCATGATTCCGTCACGATGATCAGTAAACAATGCTAGATAGTCTGGATCCTCAATCTCTGCCTGTAACAAATTAAATATTTGATCGTTCATTGACGTAAAGGTATTGATATCGTGTTTTCTAAGTTTGTCTCTGTACGCTACTAAATCACTAAGTTTCATAATTAAAATTCAAATAAGTTATTAAAAGTATTAGCAGTCTGTGTTGCGGCCGCCAAGTTCCAGTCTAGTCCACCTAATAGGTTGTCGACTTTGTTGTCAACAATAGTGGCTTCCATTAATTCGTTATCAAACGGTAACTCCTTAAACCATTGTGGTATGTGTGTTTCATCTGTAGGATATCCTATTGATGTCCAACCTAGTGGATTTGACTTTAACTTACATACAATAATTTTCATACCGTCAATACATTGTAAACTATACTTGTCTGAATTCATTCTACGCATAGTATTCCAATTCATACCTGCTCTAACGTGCCCTGGCATGTTAGCTTTACCTAAACGTTTTTCTTCTTTAGTATACTTTGTTAAGTTATTAACACGCTTAGGAGTACCCTTTTCCCATCCTGGACGCTCTCTAAATTCATGTTTGAATTGCAAGATTTGTTCTGTTACTTGTTCTTTGCCAGCACCTGTTAGTACATTATGCAACACGTCACTTAAAAAGTTTTGAATAACAGGCGGAGTATCTGAACGTTTCAAATCTAAGCCCATAGCCTTAATTTTACCTGGCTTACCTTCAGTATCTAAACGCTTGCCTTCGTTGTCATATATCATAACAGCATAGCGTTTCTTAGTAATAAACAATCCTTTGTATGCTACAATCTCACGACCGCCTCTGATAATACTACCTTGCTCCTTGGGACAATGAAATGCTTTTTCCATAAAGCCTGGAAAACTGTCATTTACTGAATCTGATATTGTATCATATAGTTGTATAGCAATATCTTTTGACCATTCCATACGACCTGCTTCAATATCATCTTTCAATGTCGGATATGCACTAAAGTAACATGAATCTGTATCGCCATATATAATTGCTTTACCAGTATGATCATACTCACCTGTGATTAGTTCATTGATATGTGCATCCATATGTTTAGCAATAGCACGACCTGTCAGCGTAGTTGATTGCCCAATACGTTTATCAAAGAATCTACAACCTGGATTAAGAATAGCACCATACAGTGAGTTCAAGTTAATCTTCTTAACTAGCTGTCGCTTATCCCAAAACTCTATCTCTTTTTTGTCTGTTGCATTGCGTAGTTTTGCTTGTAGTTCTTTACGTTCAGCATACCATCGTTTAAGTAAGCCAGGAACCACAGCTTCTACTTCATTAGTAAATATTGTACCATTGGCAGTCAGCAACCAGGGTCTGTTGCTATCAAATATCATCTTCCATATATCAGCACCTGAGTGTACACTTTCTTCACCAGTGTTCCAATCAATAGTTATTTCAGTACCTATTTCTTTTGCCATGACTGCTTCATATTCTAATGATCCAAACAGTCCTTCCCATGCTGATGCAAATGATTTCCCTTTGCTTTGTTTTTCTTTGATATATCTATCAGTCATTATAGGACGTAGTTGTCCAATGATAGTTTCGTTACCCATGTTTAATGCACGAATAGCACTTGGATATAGTGAGTTAATATCAACGGATCCAATGTAATCATGCAGTCCTTTTTGCGGAAATGCTACATAAGCACCTGCGGCCTGTGTGTCTTCATCAGTTAGTCTTTCTCGTCTATTAGGAACTACCATGCCACGTTCATGAGCTTCATTAATAATAGCTTGTTCTGTAACAGCTACAGCACCCATTGTTGTTTGCAGTAGCACTGTATTTGCGTGTGCTAGTTCATTTGCTAGATCTAAGAATCTTAGTTTATCGTCTAATTTTTTAAGCAGTAAAGTATCTTGTCTATTGTATTCAATAAACGTTTCAAAGTCATTGTTGTACAGTTGATCCAGTGTACCTTCATATGGTGTTTTACGTTCTTGTAGTTCATGCTCACCAATAGCATCTAATGAATAACTATGTCTTTCTTCATATGTATACTTTCTGTACAGTTGCATATAATCCATATGCACACGACCAATAAGATCAAATGTAATGTTCTCTGCACCAAAGCGTTCAAATGTACGCTTCTTAGGTAGCTGTTTAAATAAGCAGAACCGGCGTGTGTCGTCTTTACTAAGCACTCTAGTAATGCGATTAACACAGTATGGTATATCATACCCCTCTGAGTTCCACCCTGACAATATATCAGCATCTTCTATTATTCCTAAGAACGCTTGTAGCATTTCCCCTTCACTATTGAATAAGAAAGTATCTGAAAACTTTGCACAGGTTGCTTCAGCTTCTTCGTTGCTCATTGACTTAGGCGGTAGTACTAGAGTAACCATTTTGCTTAACCAAGTGCAATATACTGATATAGCTGTTATAGGATTAAATGGATCTGCTGGACTTGAATATCCTCTCTCAGGATCAAAGTCTACCTCAATATCAAAAAATGCTACATTAAGTTCAGGAGCGTCTTGTCCTATATAATTATTTGCTAAACAGCGGAATACAGGATTAATATCACTTTCAAACAGTTTACGATCGCTGTTAATACGTAATTCTTTGTGAAACTCTTTTGAGTTATGAGTTTTAAACCTAGTTACTTTATCTCCGTGAATTGATTTTTGCTTGCCTTTTGGATCTTCATAGTAAAACACAAATTCAGCAGGATACGTTTGAAACACACGCTCACCGTTTTTACGCTCTACGACGTGTATCTTATCTCCTTGCCTATCAAAATATGCGTCTATGTAACTCATTTTTCTCCTTTAATATAGTATTGTACACTATTATATAACTTGATGTCAAGTTTTAAATATTCATTCAGTGACTCAAGTAATTCAGTATTACCTTCCACATGTTTTTTTATTCTGTTTCTAAGGGTAACCCACTGTTGTTCTGTAACATTTCTTTTCTTACCACTGAGTGATTGTGGATATGCTACGTTGTTTTGATCAAACCAATCTGTTAGATTAGTAGTAAAACTGTTATCGAAATTAAAAAATATAGCATTCTTACTCGGTAATCCGGCTATAAAGCGTAATTGCAATTCAGTATGCTCGTCGTTAGCACCTGCAGTAGTTAATATTTTTAATGTATCAAATTGATCAAACACATCGCTGTCTGAGTTAATTGTTGTATAACGTTGGACGTATTCGCATAGTCCACTGTACCATCGTTCAATTGGGTTGCGTAACACTATTAGATATCTATAGTCTTCAGGTATAGCGTTTTCGTAGAAGTTTGTTAGAGTGCCATCAAATAACAGTTTAGTATATTCTGTTGCATTTTTAGGAATGTTGATGTATACCAATTGGTCACTCTGCCGTATAAAGCATGTACCCATTGGGTGATTTGGCCATCTATATCGATGTATTCTGTGCATCTTTTCTCCGATCACTTATGGCTGATCTACCTTCTACATGCAGGTTAGGCCTGCGAAACCGTTACCACCAATAGCTGGCAACTCCGTATCCAAATATATTTACCACAGCAAAGTAACTTGTTAGTACTAATGGCCAAGCTAGTCCTCTGCGATAATATGCGTATGCTCCTGTTATACTGCCTACAAAAAATCCAGGATATACAATAAGCATGTTTGGTTCATTTGCTGTGTCGGCTAGTATTATGCTAGCTATAACAGTAAAAATAAAACTAGTTAGTTCAAATCCAAATGCAACAGGATCTGAACGATAGCTTTTGATCCAAAAGTCTTTAACTTGTTGCAATTAAAGAGTATGACCTACTGTTGATAAAATATCTTCTAGTAGTTGATGATCTTGTTGTTCTCTTGTAAAGTCAGCTTTGTGTGCTATCTTAATTGCTTTATTTAAAATACTAGGTTTGATCTGTAGCTCTTCTGCTACTGCTTTAACAGTATCTCTGAGACCTTCGTTGAGTGTTTCAACTTCACGCATGACCTGCATGCCTTCGTTAACCAGTTGTGTTAGTTTAGCTTTTTGATCGCCGCTAAATGTAATTGAATCTGACATTGTCTACTTCTCCTTATTATGTGCTACTATTATATATGATTGTAAACTAAAGGCCAATTATTTTGGTATAATAATCACTTATCTGTGTATGTACTGTTTGGTCAGTTATATGAAAGTAAGGTCTGTGTGTTCGAACATCTGCATGATCCCACAGACATACTCGTGACCTATATTGATCGTATTTGGTAAAATATTCTCCAACTCCCTCATAGCTTTTGTGTTCAAAGCCACCTTGATCAAACAAGAAAGCTATTTTTGAATCTACTAGCTTTTGTAGAGTAGCTTCTATTACTAATTTGTTTCTTTTAACTTCTGTATCGAGATCAATGTTATTAAATAGCTGTTTTAAATTATTGATGGTTGTTTGGTCAAATGGTGTTGTTTCATCTAAGCTAAGCCAACTAAATGGAACTAGCTTATCTTCAAACATTAGTTCACTTCTTAGGCTACTAGTAAATCCTACAATAATAAAGTCAGCTTGTTTCTCAATAGCTTGTTCAACTTGTAGACTAATTAATAAATTACTAGCACATACCTGTGCCAAACTAGTACGTTCAAACTGTTCGTGCCAAGGTACTATAATTGAGTCATGATCACTACAGTAAAAGCTATCACCGCATATATAAACTGATTTGCTCAAAGATCTGTTCCTTGGTATACTTGTATGGTTTTAGATTATAATCAACTGCTGATTCAAAGTTGACATCAGTTGTGTCGCTGAATTGATTAACAATGTTTTGATTTAAAATAGGCTCGCTGACTAGATTAACGACTCTTTCATCACCATTGATTATTTTAGGAATATCGTGCTTTAGATCATCTAATGGATACCACTGTTGTTTAATAGCCCCGTTGATTTTATCTACCCATTCTGTTTTATGTTTGATATCATATAAGATGTTTTTGGTAATATCATTACCAATAAGTCCAGGTAAGCGTATAACATAATGATTTTCAAAACGTCCACGAACTGCATTTTCTAATTCTAGTCTATTCTTTCCGTAACCAGTATCGGGTCTTGCTTGAGTATCACCTGTTGATATTAACACTATACGATCGCACTTAGTTACTAATAGGTTGCGTATTAACAAACCTGTTGATGCTTGATCTGTGTGAGGATTTTCTTTTGCCCAGATTCTATTGCCACTAGGGGCCGCTACATACACAGTGTCGTAATGTTCTAAAGGTAAGTCAAACAGTTGAAAGCTGTTGAATACGTGTGTGGCATTGACAAACTCTTGTAAACGTTTGCCTATTAAGCCATTACCAACGACTGCTATATTGTTTGATTTCGTCAAAATATTTCTCAAGTTGTTTAGTTGCCCACTCTACATTATAAAATCTTTTATAGTTAGTGTCAAGTGTTTGTTGAGTCCTTGCGTCATCGAAGTGATTAGGTCCTAACTTTATTAAACGCTTGACTTCTCTAATAACCATTTCTAATCGTTTTTCGTTGTCAGGTTCGTCATCATAACTTTCATCAACGGCATAGAATGTTTCAAATCCCCAGGAACGTAACCACTTAAGATATCCTTGTGGACCCCATACTACAAATGGTTGTCGGAAAGCCATTGGCTTTAATACTTTTTCACTGTGTACACCAGGTACAATATCTGATTCAACTACTAGGCTGAATGCTGTTCTGTCATACCATGACTCATTTAAATATCTTTGCCACGGACCTTCTTCTCTAGCAATATCTCCGTCAATAGTTATTCTTCTATCTTGATAACTATAGAGTGCATTATCTAAGTACGGCTGTATCTTATCCCATATTAGATCTCTATGCAACCGTTGATAATTCATTAACATAAGAAATGTGCGATCGTTTATATTCTTTGCTTGATACTGATTGTACCCTAGTGCTTGGTACCATAGACATTCGTTAGCAATACAAAACCAACCGTCACTGCGTATAACCTTTAAGTATTCAGTATCTTTAATGTCTGGATTGCCCCAAGGATCCCATAAGTGATCAATGATGGCAGGTCTATTTAAACTTTTTGCCCACTCCCAATCTTGCCAATGTGCATATACAATACCTTCATCGTCTAGATCAGTACTTAATTCAAAGTGTTTACGATATAAGTCTTCGAGGAAAAATGCCGTAGCATTACTCCAACTATCTTTTTTTAAGATTAGTTTCATAATGCTATTTACTGGATTGTGTTATCTATTGAGTAGTTTTTGTAAGTCTTGCTTGAGCTTTTCAATCTCTTGATCTTGATAACGATCTTTCAATGAGTTATTGCCAATCTCTTTATTATGCTTTTGGTCTACTTTAGCTTGTGCGGCAATATCACGTTCTTCTTCATCGTTTTCTTTATCTAAACGATCAATATCTTGAG